CCCATGGGGTGTTGTTCAATGTATCTTTCACAAAGATACTTAGACCATGCATAAGGAGTTCTTGGATCGACAGGGGAACCTTCCCTGAAGTCACTTATCAAACCATAGACACTTGCAGAACTGGAGAACTGGAAATTTACTCCAAAGACTTTACATGCATCATACAGTTGGCAAGTGAAATCGTAATTCTGGCGCATCACTTTTTCAACATCACGTTCGGTTGTGGAACTGATGGCGCCCATATGAATGACCCAATCTTGTTCCATAACACTAGCCAAAACTCCACCATCTGCCCAATCATATGTTGAAACGTTATGACCTTCTTTTTCTAAGGCCGCCAACATGTGTTGACCAATAAAACCCTTATGACCTGTTAATAGAATGTTCATTTCTGTGAATCTCCTGGCATCACTCTGTAGTTGTCCTCAACCGAATCTGGCGTAGACACTTCAATGATTGTGCCTTCTTCTAAGCAAATCAATTGATGTGGTTCTAAAGGTCTATTGCGCCATGTGGAACCTTCTTTAAGTTCCACCTCATACACAGTTGCGCTGTAAGTGTTAATATGTTTGACAATAAACTTACCACTGAGTACATACCATGTTTCATCCTTGTCAGCATGAAAGTGCATGGAAAACTTGGCACCTTTGTTGAACTTCAATAGTTTGCCACAATACTTGTCGTTGGTGGCCCAAATCAATTCGTGGCCCCAACCCTTCTCAACGAAACCTTCTAACCTCATACTATTTCCTCCAACGATGGTGCATACACACCAAACTTCTGTACTGTAACACTTGATGCTTTGTTCGCAAACTTAATGGATTCAACCACATCTTTGGTCTTTAGATAGTTGTATGTGAGTGCAGCCAAGAATGTATCGCCAGCACCAGTCACATCAACAACACCAATCTCTTCCACAGGATAAATTTCTGTTTGATACATTGTACCTTTGGCACCCAATGTAACAATCAAATCTTGTGAATAAGGAACACTAACAGTATTGTCGAATTCAGTTGAATTGATTTTGACAAAACAGTTTTTGAATCTTTGTAGGTCGGTCTTCTTTGTGTCAATGAAGATTGGTCCCTTGAATTCTGACCTCAGTTCTTCCACCAATTCGTATGTGATTGTGCCTTTGTTGTAATCACAAATTACGATTGCATCATAGATGGGAGGAAGTGCAGTTTCAAAAACGATGGGTTCCGATTGTACATCTTCATCAATACGTACAATGTGTTGTTTGCTACGTTCGTCAACCAATCGTGTTTTCTTACTGTTGTGTCCACAAACAATTTGGACATTGCATCCAAGTTTTTTCAGGTTTGCATATACGTTGCCTGCCATACCTTCACGTTCTTCTTGTCGTGTTGGAACGAATATGGGAACAGGTGCTTCCGGACTCAATCGGTCGATGTTACCAAACAGATAAATGTCAAGGCAAGTATCACCTATCAGTAATACGTTGAATGGTTTTTGTTGTTGAGTATCCATTTACAATATCATAAAAAATTATATCAATAAATTCTTCACCGACAATACTCTTGTCTTTATAGTCGGCACCCTTTATCATCACATCATGTTGTTTGATTAGTGATATCAATTCATCGTCTGTGCCAAAACAAACAACGTTATCAACCATTCTCAGGTTCTGCAACATGTACATTCTATCTAGGCAGTTGTTTATTGGCCTAGTGTGACCCTTTAGTTGCTTAACTCTATCATCAACATCAATCGCCACAGTAAGAAAGTCACCTTGTTCTTTCGCAAAAAGCAAAAGTTCTAGGTGACCTCTGTGTAGAATATCGAAAGTTCCGTTTACAAAAACTTTTCTCATATGAATGGTGGGCCCACTTGGGTTCGAACCAAGGACCAACGGATTATGAGTCCGCTGCTCTAACCGACTGAGCTATAGGCCCTAAGATTTAAGACAACAGATTACGAACAATCTTATCTTTAATCATATCAGGAATGGTCAGATAAGGCCACTCAAGTAGGAAAGGACATGTACCCATTGCATTGGTACTACCCCATGAATTTTCTTTCATAAAGGTACGAAACATATCCAAATGTTCTTCTTTGCTTGGGTCGAATACACGGCGGTTTGCCATAAGTTGTCCATTAAGTTTGTTCAAAATCATCACTCACTCCATCATAAAGTTGTCTTGAAGAAATTATAACGCATTCCTACAAGTTTGTCAATAAATGCCAGGTTATCCATGAATTTATCTTCATAGTAAGACTGGAGTTGATTCTTGGTGGCTTTGATGGTTGCCTCACGTTCACCAACATCTAGTGTGACCACGGTCATATCATTCTTTCTGGCGATGTGTTGCATCACGGCATTCTCAGACAAACAGTGTGTGTAAATTGAACTCACACCTTTCATGCAGGCCCAAGTCATGCCACGGAAGAATAGTTGTTGACCAATCTTCTTTCCACGATAGTCTTTGTTTACGGTGAAACCCATTTCAGCTTGGCCAGAATCATCAAGGCTTACGTGACAGGTTGCAATGACTTTGTTTCCATCTTCAACAATAAACCATGAATTTTTGGAACCATACTCCTCAAATGCATGGTCAATATATTTCTCAATGTTTTCGTCACTTGCCATGTAACCAAACCGTAGGTATCGGTCATGTCCTTGGATATCATTCTTAAAGTGATCCAAGATGGCCTCACGGTCCAACAGTGTATGTACCTTACGTGGAATCATTTAACGTACTCCAACCAATCCTTGCGTAGGTAATGAATTTGTTGTGTCACTGATTGTGATGGCATCATTTTGTTAACAGGCACAAAAGTTACACCTTCAATCTCCTTGGTTTCCCAATTTGAAAAGGTGTAGTATGTGTCACCACCATTTTTGACACGAACTTTTAATAGTTTGGGTTCTTTGATGTGTTTCATAATACTTACCATTATACAATTAAAAAAGGGGTCTGTCAAGACCCCCTCAATCATCGTCCTCTTAGACCGGGATTTTCTCGGTGTTTCCTAATGGACTGGATTGCCTCCAAAATGGATTGAAAGAACTTTTTCATTCTTTACCCAATAGAGGAATTTTCTTGATGGTGTCTTGGATTTTGACCATGTTGGCCAAACCAATTTTCAACATACCATTTACCAATTCAGCATTTTCAATTTCAACTTTGTCAGCCAAAGTAAACTCACGGGTGAAATTGCGGTTAGCAATACCCTTGAAAACGAAATCTTCTGGATTGGTATCGTCCTCAGATGCATTACCTTTAACAACAAGTTTGTTGCCTTCCAAGGTAACTTCAATATCAGACTTGCCGAAACCAGCAACAGCCATTTCGATAACGTACTTGTTATCTTTGACTTGACGGATATTGTATGGAGGATATGTTGCCGCCTTTGCTAGTTGTTTGGATGTTTTCTCCAATTGTTCGAAGATATCTCCAAAGCCCACTGTGAAGGGGTCGTACTTACGGAATTGACTGAATAAGTCTGTCATGTTTTTGCTCCTTAGTTAAGCGAGTTAATAAATTGTCATCGACCCAAATGGCATCGATGTTCCTGCTTACTTTATACAGGGGCAAACTATCGTGTTGCCAGTGTAATCACACGTTACCGTATCGTGATAAAATCGGACGCCTTTTACTGTAACGTCAAACAGTCCCAAGGTAGTGGGACGAATTAGTGATGGTTTTTTACAAGGTTACCACCGCCTTGTTCCCATCCCGAGTGAGAATTATATTAGTATTTATACTGATTGTCAACCATTTTGTGGTTTTTTACCAATATTGTACTTGGGGGTTAGTTGCCACTCACTTTTTTCTTTGTGTGAGATAATCTTAATTTGTGACAAGAAGATAGGTTCTGGTGTTTCGGTTTGTGTTTTGTTCACAACCTTCAACAGGCCCCAGTCTTCCAACAAATTAACGATGGCGTTTCTACGTGCTAAATCATTCTCTGTAATATCGGTTGGTTTCCCATCCAATGCAAACAATTCTTTAAAATGTACGACATAGTATTGTCCACGTTTGTGCAAAATATGGCACGATTGGAACAGCGTTTTGTCTTTCTTTGAAGCCACACCGATACGTGTTAACGTTTCACGCACCTTTAGGAAATCATCCTGTTCTGTTAATGTAACTTCCACCAAATCTTTAACATCAATCATTTCACTCCGCCTTTGTCTGTTCTTTTTCTTATTTCAGCGATTTGTTCATCTGTAAGAATACGGAGCGCTTCAATTGCCTTTTGGTCAGAGTAACCAAAATATGTCTTAATGCATTCGATATCCTTGTCTTTACTGGCTTTCTGCCACGGTTGGAACTTCCGTTTCATAGGCCTGATTGTATTTAGAAGATAAGAATATTGCATGTCCTTATCGATGGAAGGATACTTGTTTAGTTCATTGACATAAAGAACGCAGTCGATGTGATAGGACAAAGAACGATTCACCAAGAAAGGTGCATAGTCCTTGTAGTCCAGTTCATCATTAAGTACTGATTTACCTGTCTGTAGAATTGATGGAATAATCTCTTTAAAAATATCCGGCATATGTCACCCATTATACCAGCCGCATTTACGCAGGAACTCTGTCTTGTCGAATGTCGGATTACTCTGTCTAAAGTGTGTACACATCTTACTGACGAAAGAATAGAATTCGGCGTCATCAAATTTCTTGGACACATTGAACTCACGAATGATTACAGATAGTGCCTTGAAGTCGGTTCTAGTCATTGCCATTATTTAAACTCACAATCCATCATAATTTCAGTTAGACATGCCATCAGGTTGATTTCGTGGTCAGCCACAAAAGATGCTTGATATTGATACTTAGCCAGAACCAGAACCAATTGAGGCACCGAATTGCCTTTCAACTTCTCGTATAGAGAATCATACAGCGTTCTAAAGATACGTGAAGGATCGTTGTCCAGGTTGTTGGTGACCCACTTACGGCAAGAAGCAAAATCTTTAGATGCCAATGATTTGGCCAATTCACCTAGTTGAACGTCCGAGACTGATGCCAGAATACCTTTATCAATTGTACCACCAGCACTATAACGTTGAAGTTCGTTAAGAATACGGCGATTATCTGGGAAGTGTTTGGTGATAACTGCTGCTACAACTTCCTTGTCGTATGTGATTTCTTCTTGTTCCAAGATTTTGCAAACACGATGGAAAAACTGTGTGGCCATTTTGGCTTTAGAACCGTTGGCTTTAAAGTCGATAACAGTACAACGGGAATGCAATGGATCGATGATCCTGTTCTTAAAGTTACATGTGAAGATGAATGAACAGTTGTTAGCAAATTCTTCAATCCCTGCACGTAGGATCGCTTGGGCATTAGGTGTAAGATAGTCTGCTTCGTCAAGGATAACAACCTTGCGGCCACCAGTCAGAGACATGGAGGATGCATAGTTCTTAATCTTGTTACGAACCGCATCAACACCGTTTTCATCAGAACCGTTAATGATGATGTAATCACAACCGATTTCATTACACAATGCACGTGCAACGGTTGTCTTACCCACACCTGCTGTACCACACAGTAGAAGGTTAGGGATTTCTTTACGACTTACAAATTCTGAGAAGGTCTTTTTGAGACCATCATTCAGAATACATTCTTCAATAGTTTGGGGACGATACTTCTCAACCCACAGCATGTGTTCACTCATTCAAAACTCCATAATAAAAAAATAATTATATCAGATTTTACGCCACGTGTCATTCTCTTTGACGTAAAGTTTACCGTCAGGACCCGGCACCATTCGGACATTTACTTCTTTCTTTGTGCCTTCCTTGTATTGTGGTCCACTATGGAAAACAAGATAAGGATGACCATTGTAACTGTATGTTGGTGGAGGAAGTTCTTCACCATATGTCGCCATCAGTTGTAATACAGGTTTACCTTCAAGTTGTTTTTCCAATTCTGCGGTAGGCAGTTCATCTTGTTTATATACAATGCGTTCTTTGGCCTGTTCATAACCAGCAACACCAGCCAAAAAAAGGCCTGAGATACCCAGGCCTTTCACAAAGTTTCTTCGTGATAAGGGTTCCATCACTTAACTTCTAACATAGATTCAAAGAGTGCTTCAAACTCTTTAGATTCTGCAACTTCAACCTGGAAGGAATTGTTGAACTGGGTTTTGGCCATACGTTTAACAATCTTCTTAGGAACTTTAAGTTCATCGTGAGCCGCATCGATAATATCTTTGACAGCTTCGTTGTTGGCCTTGTTGCGGTTCATGTGCAACACAACTTCATCAACATAACCTTTGAGTTTCTTTAGTTGGTCATCGTCAAAAGAACCAAAAAGTGTGTTAACCTTGGTCATTATTTTGCTCCGTTAAGTTGTCCCACAACTTCAAGGTCAGATTCTTCAACCAAAATGTTGGAGTTCAATAGAACAATGTTGGTCTTGCCGGTGTGTTCGCCGTCTGTGAGTTTGAACACAGCAACAACATACTCTGGGTTGATGGCAATCTTACCACCAGAAAGTGCATCAGTAAAATAAATCATATTAATCTCCAAATTTTGAGTCTTTTGCTTCGATAGCAATGTAGTATTCCAGGTCACCAGCATCATTCTTGAAATGTGCAAGACCTGCTTGTGAAATTTCCACGTTGTAACTTGTGGTAATCATTTTAAAGTTTTCAGTCAAGAAAACCGCTTTGAATGTTTTTCCATCTGTCGATTGACCGATTTCGATTGTATTGGTGTGTGCAGAATCATCTTTGGCGTTGAACACTGTCACGGTAACTTTATTGCCGTCAGATTCAAACACAACGTTAGGTGATTGCAACACCGATGCATTCTTCAAAGCCTGAACCAAATCTTCTTCGCTCAGTTTAAAAGAACCATCAACGGAAGGAAGTTTCAACTCCTTATCTGGAGGAGAAACAATCATGTTCTTGGCTGTCATACGATATTTTGTTTTCGAACGACCGGCTTTGAAAATGACGTTTTGTGATTCGAAATCAAGTTCTGTGTCCTTACTCAAAGAGAGGACGGACAAGAATTGGTTCAAATCATAGATGCAAAAATCTTGTGGAAAGTTATCAGGCAATGTTGCTTTTGCCAGAACAGTTTTCGTAGAAGAAATAGTTGCAATCTTGTTGCCAGTTTTAAACTCTAGGCCAGAGTTGATGCCTGCAAAGTTTTTCAATACAGACAAGGTTTCATTAGACAGTTTCATTCACATCTCCATCATTTAAAGAATATATTGTATCATGTTCATACAAAAACATCAAGCAGCACATTGCATGTGCCAGGTGGTGAATACCGGATTCAGGATCAAGTTGTTCACCTTGTTTCCATGCCCATACATGACGTTGTAGAGCATCGAAATACCTGCGTTTTGAATCAGGTACTTTCTTCCAGTTATCACGTTCGTACTTCTGAGCGCCGAAAGTCAAAACCTTAACGGTTTCTTCTAGTGCTTTTGGTGGCAACAAACCGTATTCCAGTTTGCCACCATCAAACTTGCGGCCTGCACTTAGATTGGCACCACTGACTTTAAACGTTTCACCTTCGATGGTGATAGTTGATACATCATCTTCGTGCATACTCGGCATCACATTTCTCCAACAAAGTTTGCCACAGAAGGCATGTCACCTTTGAAGTGATAGGTACCAATGTGGTCTGTTTGCATCCATGGGCACAACCAAATTTCTCCACCCATCTTGCGCCACATCTGACAGAACATGTAATCTTCTGATAGGTAACGTTCAGAACCACCACCAACGATAGAGTCTTTGGTGTCAATCACTGTATCAAAGAAAGCGTGGATGTAACGTGTGCCATCAAAGTGTGCTTGACCAACGTGGTCAGGTTTGTAACGAATCATTGGGTATTCTTGTTCCATCTTGCTAAACACCTCACGTTTAACGAGCATGAAACCTGTACCGATTTCCAGAACTTGTAGAGGTTCTGTAACATTGAATTGTGCAGTACCTTTAACTGGGTTGAACACATAGTCACCAGTAACGTTAGCCAACTGGTTAGGATCAATATCTGGATTCTTTTGAACGGCGGATTTAACAGAACGCCACTTGATGGCTTTCTTGGGATATGGACCGCCGATAACGTCCTTGTCCAACGCCAACAGTGCTAGAACATCACGTGGGTTGAAATGAATGTCTGAGTCAATGAACAGTAGGTGTGTACAATCTGAACGATGCAGGAATTCATCAACAAGATAATTGCGAGCACGTGTAATCAAGGATTCATTGAAAAGAAATGAAAATTTAACTTGAACACCGTATTGAATACAAATTGCTTGGAGGTCTAAACATGCCTTGGCATATAGACCGTGGTTCATACCACCGTACATTGGAGTTGCAACAAAAATACTTTTCTTTGACAACTCATCTCTTTTAATTGAAATTTCCATTTGCTCTCCAATAAAGAAAAAAGGGGGAAGCCTATACGGCTAACCCCCGGACAAAATTAAGCTGAGAAACTAAAACCAGCTTTAAGAGCAGCCTGAACCAACTTCTTGGTTGGTGTACCAATCTTGTAGTACTTAACTGTAGAACCGTCTTCGGTCTTCTTTGTGTTTGTGTAGATGCAATGTCCTTCTTGGCGAAGCTCATCAATACGTGCAGAAACGTTCTTAATACCGAAACGGCGTTGTGCTTGTTTAACGGTAAAGGTGTTATAACCCTCAGATTGCTTAAGAGCGTTCAACATACGTTGCTTAGCGGATACCTTCTTAGTCATATCAATCTCCAATAATAATTTAAAAATAAAAAACTTGCTGTGCAAGTGAGGTTATTATACTATATGTATAATCCAGGTCAAGCGATTATCGACCAACTTGTGGTAAATATTTCGCTTTGGTTTCTTCCCATGTCAAGTAAATGAGGTCATCATAGAATAAAGATTCATAAGATACGTTATTTTTCTTCTTCAACATGGAGATGCGGCCTTTGGCATATTTTGTTTTCCAAATTTCTGTCAAAGCCTCAATACTGGTATCAAATGATTTTACCAGTTTATCATCCGTAATTTCTTTACGGAGGAATTCGGGAGTATTGTCATACAACGGAGAAAAGTAGATACCACGTTGGTGAGCACATTTCACCAAGTCTTTTGGAATCTTCAGCTTGCTGTATGCAAAGTGTAATGTACGATTTTTGTGGTCACGTTTGTACGGTAGGCCATTGGGTTTCTTGGCTTCCCACCATTCAAAGTAATGTTTAGTGTGATTCTCTTTCACCCAATCATATATCTTGTTGAGTAAATCACGATTGGGGTCAAAAGCAACTGACCCAGAACTAAAACCCATTTTTCTCCAGTGCTCAAGACCGTCATACTGTGAAAGGCCATTGGACTTAGTATTACCATATAGAGAAGTAGTTGTAACGCCAACAAGAGTGTCACCATATTGTCTTTTCCAATCTTCTTGAACTGTATCAGAAAGGCACAGGAGCGCCAAGAGTTTGCCACCCATATAATTGAAACCAAGTGGCTGTAGTGGTACAATCGTAGAACCAATTGCAGTATGGTTAATCATATTGCCTGTGGTCTTAATGTCTTTGGGCCAACCGATAAATTGGTCACGTGGAGTCAAGTCTAGGAAGTCTGAACTGATACAGATAACACCAAGATATTTTCCTGTAACTTCATCAATCACAGTATAGAACAAGTTACGTCCAATATTGGAGTTGTTCTTCATCGTGGACGAGAATGTACGTAGTGTATTCCATTTGTCGGCCAAAGGACCATTGGACAGAATCATCTTTGGTTTTAGATTGGCATAATCGTCCGCATCTTTGGGCATCCACATATTGGCTTTGATATCGGCAATTACGGATTCTTGAGACTTATCAATCAACTGTGTTTCATAACCATCAAACAAGGTATTGATTGTACGTGTGGGAAATTTCTCATGCACCTCACACCATTTCTGGTACAAGGTGTATTCACGGACATCCATTTGAGATTTGGATGTCAAGTCGGTAATCAATTCCTGTTTCAGTGTTTCGGTATCAATGTGTTCGAAACGTTCTGGATCGTTTTCGACTTGCCAGAGTCTCCATTGTTCATCAATATCAGGGATTGTTTTTTTGGTTGCCATTATTTGTCAATCGTTTCATCATCTTAGGGTTAAGGTATTTACGTTTGAACTTTTCAATCTTTTTCAAACCAGATTGTAGTGCCAAAGGTTTTACTTTATCAGTATACACTATTCCGTTCAGGTGGTCAAGCTCATGTTGGAAAACCCTGGCAGTCATACCATCAAATGTGGCGGTATGTTTCTCTCCAGTCCAATCTTGGTATTCAACCTCAATACGTTTTGGTCTGGTAATCCTTAACTGTAGTAATGGGAATGACAGACAACCTTCGGGCATGTGTGCCTCGCCTTCGGAAGATAGAATCTTTGGATTGAAACAAGCGATGTAATCGTTGCCGGTGCCCATCACAAACACACGGTGTTCTTCACCACATTGATTGGCAGACAAACCTAAACCGTTGTGTTTCTTGCAGGTTTCTACAAGTGTAGATGCAAGTACATTCGGATCAGTACGTGGATTTTCAAAATCAAATTCAGGCATGACCTTGTGTAGAGAAGGCCAATCAGGAGGGATTAGGTCGAATGTGTTGAGTTGTTGTGGTGCCTGTTTAACGGACTCACGTGTGTCATATAAAATAATATCGTCATTGTTGTTCATTTTGCAATCCTTGAGAAGTTACCCTTCTTTTCAAATTTAATCACTGACCTAAACTTGTCAAACAGTTGGTCCCCCTTGTGTGAGATTACGAATACGTTAGTATCGGTTCCCATCTCATTAATAAGCTTCAAAAATTCTTCTGTGCCTACAGTATCTAGGCTTGAATCAAACACCTCGTCCAGAATCAACAGATTGGTATTTGTACTGTTCTTCAACTTGGCAATTTGACGCCATGTAAACAACAGTGCCAGGTCGATACGCAACTTCTCACCTTCAGAGAAATTGGCATAACTGAATTCATCACGGAATCTGGACTTGATTGTCTCATTGAAATTTTCATCAATGTTAAAGTTGACAAAAAAGTCCATTGCCGATAAATACTTGTTAATCAACTTGTTCATAATTGGTAGATACTGTTTAATGATACGAGACTTAATGCCCCCATCCTTCAACAACACACCTGCATATTCCAAGTACTGTTTGTCTACCAATAAAGATGCGTATTCTTGTCTATTACTTTCTAGTTCTGACCTTAGTTCTGTTAAGCGTACATTTTCTTGCTCGGACACTTCTACTTTAGTGGACAGGTCCTTGA